AATACAAGTTTTACAAGGTCCGTATATAACAAACACTTATGGTAATGGCATTCAGTGCCAAGGTGCTACCATGAATATTACTCCGTACATCACAGGGACGGCTTCAGCACAAAAACCGTACGAACCATACTATATGGATCCTGTGTACGACATGTCAGATTTGAATGATGACGGTGTATTAGACAATCCAGGTAATATTTTGTACCACGTTCCTACAAGAACAGCACAGAAAGATAATTATAATTTCTCAGTTGGTGTATCTGCAACATGGTCTAGACCATTAGATAAGAAACTACAAGAGCAATGTAAAGAGGCAGCAGCAGCAAATATAGCATTAATGAATCAAACAGTTGCAAATAAAAGATTAGATTTTGAGATAGCTCGTTTGAAAAATTGCGGCTCTCTAATAAAGGAGGGTATATCATTCCATCCTAAGTCACCATACTATAGTATATGTGCAGACGTTGTTGTGCAGAATGTTAATATTATTGCTCCTCATGGACATACTATTCCTAGCACAAATGCAAATAACTTAAAAGACATATCAATAGGGGATCCATAATGTATGGATATACCAAAGATACAAGTCAATAACGCAAGTGTTAGGAACATAGGAACAACAAGAGTATTTGTTAATGATGTCCCAGATTGGTTAACTAGACAACCACTTCACTCAATACCTTTCGTACCTCCTGCTACTGTCAACATAGGTCAACCTATCATTCAGATGCCTGGTTGTGTAGAGGCACACGAGCAGAGTGGCAAGAATAATGAGATAATAAAAGACGATGAT